CGGGAGGGGGCACTAGATGGGTCATCTGGTGTCCTTGGGAATAACCGCCGTATGGCGGTTTTTTTGTGCCTAAATGCCTTTATATCAACGTTTTTCCAATGTTCATACGGGCTCATATCGTATCATTCTTAAACATCAGAATTGCACAATTTCGTGCACAATGCACAACAAATGCACAACAATTACAAAAAAATTCACTGAAAATTCATTAAATCAGTGACCTTGTCTTCTTCGTTTTCCCGGAGCGTCTGCAGCATGTGTGCATAAACCTTTTCCGTTATTGCAATACTTGAATGTCCTAAACGTTCCGATACATATTGAATTGAAACACCTTTAGATAATAAATAACTTGCGTGGCTATGACGCAGGGCGTGGAAGGTAACGTCTTTTGCCCCTATGTGCTTTAAATCTTTTTTTAGAACGTGATTAACTGCTTCATTTGAAACTTGTACCAATAAATCAGAAACGCCCTTAAAACGCTTAAATACATCTAATAATCTGTTATCTATTTTAATTACACGATTACTAGCTGAGGTTTTAGGAACCTTAATGTGACCATTTCCATCCATTGACTTACTAATTTTAATTTTAGAATGCACAAAATCAACATCTTTAATCGTTAGTGCTTTAACCTCACCAATACGCATGCCAGTGTGTATAGCGATAAAAATAGCCAGTTGTGAGTCGTTATTGAGATGATCGTAAGAATATTGCTCTAAGCTCTTAAAATCGCCATATTCTAGGAATTTAAGCTCTGACGACTTGCCAGCACGTCCCGTCAATGTTAACCGTTGTGTTATATCTTCATTAATGATTTTGTCTTCGTAAGCGTCTTTTAAACAAGCTGAAATATGTGTTTTTCTTTTGGCCACAGTTTCTCTAGCATGGTCTTGGCCATAATCGTTTAAAAATTTTTGAAATTGCTCACGAGTAAAATTATTTAATCTGGCTCTAGGCAAATAGCGTCGAATAATTATCTCGGTCACAGCATACTGGTGCAAGGTAATATCGGTTACATTTGTTTTATATGTTTCATACCAATGCTTAAAATAATCAGATAATAATTGGTGTGAACTATTTACTTCTGATTGGCCAGTAACAATTTTAAGCTGGTTTTCAGTTAGCCATGTTTTAGCTGCTGTTTTGGTATGAAAACCTGACTTGCCAACACGCTTATGATCTGGAGTAATGATCTGAACACGGTATGTTTTTGTTTTCGCTTGATAAGCAATTGTTGCCATAGCTACTCCTTATGTATTAATTCAGCTCTATCAGAAATAACAAAGAACCGATAAACCATGCAACATTTTTTCCAAATACTTTGGCTAGTTTTTTTAGACTAGATAGTCTTGGAAGCACTTTGCCTTCTTTCCATCTATTAAATGTTGCAGATTGGATACCAGTTTTTCTAATAATTTCAGGCATAGTAAGATCAGACTCATTGATTGCTTTTTCTAATTGATATGAGAAATGTTTTTCTTTTTGATTATTAATCATATTGGCTCCTTATGTACGCCACTAACATGGCAATGATTACAAACCTAATATCTGTTTCTTTTTAGCATCAAATTCTCCTTTTGTAATTGTTCCTTCATCTAACAATGCTTTGAATTTAGAAATTTCATCAGCATCACTAACTTTTTTAGAGTCTGTAACATTAGCATTATTTATAGAAATAATTGACTCTAGCTTGTTTGCTAATAGATTAAATGATTCTTGAAGCGTTTTATAAGTAAATGAATCTGTTTTTGTTTCAGAATTCAAAAAAATCATTTCAAATTGTTTATTATCTTTAAAAAAGATACTTATTGCTAGTTTGTCCACTACATCATATTGTTTGCCACCTGTAACAGCCCCGACTATTGCACCAGCTCCACCTAACAAAGCTCCGCCAACAATAGCTCTTGTAATACCATGATGTTTCTTAATACTTTTTCCATTAATAATTGGTTTATATCCAATAATCTCTTTGTATGGATAAACAAAATATCTTTTACCCAAAAGAGTTTTTTTAATCAAAACTTCGTTTCTCTTATCACTAAAAATAATTTTTTCAGATTCTAATGAGCTTGTTTTTTCAAAACTTTGCAGAATATTTTCATATTCTTGTTTTTCATTTTGCCGTTTTTCTTTATTTTTCAAATGCTTTTCTTTATCAAAAAACATATTATTTTCTCCCAAACGGATTAACGTGGCGGGGCACGTGTTTTAGCCTAAATCTTGCGCCATATAGACTAATTTTCCGACAATTTTAATTCCAATATCTGGATCATCTTTATAAATAAAGGGCTTATGAGCCGGGTTATAACTATCTGGTTCAAACCTGATATGATCAGGATATTGAAATATTTTTTTAAGCGTATTTGCATAACCATTGATAATAACAGCATAGACATTGCCGTTTTGAACTTCAGTATCGTCCGTATTTACAACAGCAATCATTCCATCGAGAATAACTTTATTCATTGAATCACCTTCGACTTTTACTGCTAAAAGATTTTTTCTGCCGTATTTTTTAGCTATTCCACTAGGTATTTCAATTTTTCCAATAATATCCTCTTCCGCTCCATCTGGCATTCCAGCAAATAAATGAGAATATATAGGTAGCGATAGAGAACTGTTTGATATTTTAGAATAAACATTAGAATAATTTTCTAATTCATCTTCCATCAAATTACTAACAGAGGTATTTAAAATTTTTGCAATTTTGGCAGCAACATCCATTCTTGGTTTTGATTGTCCGCGTTCCCAAGAGGAAACTGTTGTAGGCGGTGTATTTCCTAGTAGATCGCCTAAATCCTTTTGAGTTATCTTTTTTTGCTTTCTTAATTCTTTTAATTTCAAGCCAAATGACATTATTTTTAATACCTTTCGCACAATATTATATACGATTTATATACAAAAAAGGTTAAGTTTTTATTAAAAAATGTAATCTAATAGTATTTATAACCTAAGTACGATTATATCGTGATATATTTATTTATGTTGAAAAGGAAAGGAGATGATTAAATGATTCAACTAACTATTGAAAATGCAAGAAAAAGAATTGCAAATAGTCAGTCGAAAATGGCTTCAATGTTAGGTATGTCAACGAGTGCTTATCAAAAATATGAAAATTATGAACAATTTTTTCGTATTGATAAAGCGGCACAGTTTTCGGCATTAACAGGAGTGCCTTTTGAAAGTATTAATTTTTTAGGTCAAAGTACGATTAAATCGTATAAATCAAATAATTTACAACCAACATAAGGAGGGAACATGGAAGAAACGTTTTTCATGACACGTAAAGAAATAGCAAAAAAAGTACCGTGTTCACCAAACTTTTTTGACCAACACATCAGATATACACAAGACTTTAAGGATGCCGTTTCGGAAAAAAGAATTGGGGACAAATTGTTATTTCCAAGAAAACAAGTTGAGGAATATTTAGAAAGTATCTAGAAAGAAACCAGCAATGAATAAAGATATATTAAAACTTCTAAGAGACATTAAAAAGGATCTCGACATAATAGCTGATAACAAAGAATTTAAAACAAAATCCATTCAACCTGAACCTTTTCTAATAACGAGAAAAGAGGTTGCCACGAAGTTAAGATGCTCGGTTGATAACTTTGATCGAAGAATCAGATATAGCCGTGATTTTAAGGATTACGTGTCAGAAAAAAATATAGGTGGCAAAATCTTGTTTTTTAAAAGCCAAATCGATGACTATATCGAAAATCTATAAAAAGAAATATTCAATAAAAATTTAACTTAGCGTCTGACTGAATTTAACCCAGACTGTAGCTTTGCATTCTGGACAAAAGGGTAGGATATCTGAGTTTTTAAACAGATAAATGATATCTCCACAGGTTAGACATTTATAGCGTCCGGCTCCTGGTTTATCACCACTTTTGAACATTAATCCTTCTCCTTTCACAATAAAAATTAGCCTAATTCTAGTACAAAAACGCTTACAAAGAATAATAAGGAAATAAATAATTATGAATAATTTAATAAATTTAGAACTCACCATGCTAGCAGCCGGAGCAATTGCTGGAATCTGTATCTCATTAATAGGAATGGCAATTGTGCAATGGAAACTATCAAATATGACTTTAAAAGAATTTTTTCAAGGAGCCGAAGACTGATGGCGAAAATTGAACATTTCTTTTATACATCAGAAGAAAGTGATGAAACGGTTAGGCGTGTTGCTAAGGGTATGAAACAAGGCATTCATCTTTTTAAAGCTTCCTTGGATAAGGCTAAAAAACAACAAAAACCGGTTATTGCCACTTATTTAGAAACTGGCGAGCAGGTTGAAATTAAGTCCCTTAAAGAAGCCGGCAAAAAGCTGCACTGTAGTGCTTATTACGCCATCAAAACTGGCAAAGAAATTAAAGGTTACAAACTTTCATACAAATAAAAAAACTTCCGATTGCACTCGGAAGTAATAACAAATTTACGAGGTAATTATAGCATGAGTAACGAAATTAGAGTTATTGACGAAGTTGGCCAAGTTGCCAACGTATCGCAGCTTAGAAGCAGGGCTTTTATTTCTGAATTAAGCAATGAAGATCTGGAAAGCATCGCTTATACAATCAAAGCCTTAAAGAACCCAATCAAAAACGTTGAAGACGAAACAAAGAAACGCCTAATCAATGGATCACAGTTCGTTCATATTCATTTAACCCAAGCCAATCGGCAATTATTAAACGTGGATAACGATCAGATCAAAAATAAGTTTTATCAAAAATACGGACTAGACGCCTTTGTATTGAAATCACCAACGCAGCTTAAAAAGAAGTTTGGCGATGCTATTCAAGAAGATCTCGATGGTGTAGTTGTTTATGAAAAACAAAGCAGGGTCAAGTTTGATTAAGGGAGAATTCTATGGCTTTTATTAACGCAAAAGACTACATCACCAAAGGTGATATGTACTTGATCTATGGGGAAGGCGGAACTGGTAAGACGACAACGGCTTCTTATATTCCTGGAAACAAAATCTTACTGCCCTTTGATATGTCTTTAAACCATGTGATTGAAGATTTTAACGATACCCAGATCTATGAAATGAGCAGTGACGAAAAAAGATCTTTAAATGTATTTCTGCCCAAGTTCATTAAAAGTTATGGCTTTAACGAAAAAGTCGATGCCTTGATATTGGATAACGTCAGTTTTCTTTATTCGGAAATTTTAGAGATCTATTCAAAGTCCAGTAAGAGTAATTACGATATCTATCCCTTACTGCAATCCTTTTTTGCCGAACTGGCTAACTTGTTAAGGGAAACCGGCAAGACGATTTATGTCACGGCTTGGGAATCAGTGATAGACGAAACCGATCCAGTAGGGGGCAAACTGACCCGCTTTATGCCGTCAATTAAAAACGAAATTGCCAGAAACAGTTTTCTAGGATTATTCGATGTCGTTGGCAGAATTACCAATAACAAAGGCAAACGATCGATTCAATTAGCATCCGACCAGCAGACCTATGCCAAAAACCGATTGGACAAGCGCTTAGAAACACTACCAGAAGAATTATTTGAAACAGTTAAAGAAGAAAAGACAGAGGAGAAAGCATCATGAGTTTTACACACCATATTGAAAACGGACGGGGTAACAGATATCTAAACGAAGGCGGCAAATACAACGTAACCATTCTAGAAGATTACCAAGCTCAAAAGAGCCAGAACGGAGCCGCTGATACGATGACGCTTAATTACCAGGTATTAGACGGCGAACATGAAGGGGAACTGATTCCTTTTGATAGTTTTTACAATACGGAAAAAGCTGCCTGGAAAATTGATGCCTTGTTAAATGCTGTAGATACTGATGGCAAGTCTGATAACTACAGCTTTCAAGGAGACGGCTTAAACCCGGTCGCTGAAGCAGTGATTAATAAACAGATCAATGTTCAAGTTGGCTGGCGTCAAGTTACTAGAGGGAAGAACGCTGGAAAGTATTTTGCCAATATCAGCCAATACAATCCTAAGCAAGCCTCTTCACAGCCAAATGGAGAAATGCGTCCCAAAGCAGATACAGAAGATACAGCTTCAATCAATCAAGGCGTCGATCAGGCTTTAGAAAATCAGACTACTGGCGACCCTGTAATGGACAACTTGCCATTTTAAGGAGCTGTAAATGGCAGAGATACATTGGATAAAACTTAAAACTACGATGTTCGATGATGAAAAGATCCGTCTTATCCAATCTGTACCTGAATCTGATTCGATTTTAATTATCTGGATCAGGCTGTTGGTTCTTGCCGGTAAGACCAACGACGATGGTCTTATCTATATTCAAAGAAACATGCCTTATACCGATGAGATGCTGGCTACTTTGTTTAATAAGCCCTTGAACGTTGTCCGCTTAGCTATTACAACCTTGAACAAATTCAATATGATCGATATCGGTCAAGACGGTGTGATTGCCATCACCAATTGGGAAAAGCACCAAAACATTGGTGGTATGGAAAAAGTTAGGGAATTAAACGCTCAAAGGAATCGAAAGTACCGCCAACGCAAAAAGACATTATCTATAGAAGAAAAGCATGACGTCATCGTGACGTCACGTGACGCAACAGACTCAGACTCAGATACAGAATCAGATACAGATAAAGACATTATGTCAGGCAAGCCTGACTCATCTATATCACCAAACATTACAATCGCTAAAAAGGCTCTGAACTATTTCAATCAGAAGAGCAATCGAAAGTTCAATCTATCAGCAAAGAAGAATACCAAGCCGATCATCGCCAGACTAAACGAAGGCTTTAGTCCTGAAGATTTAAAGACAGTCATTGATCGAGCCTGTTCACATTGGAAAGGCAAAGCTGACTACGAACAGTTTCTAAGACCGGAAACGATCTTTAACGGCCGTTTTGATGAAAGACTGAACAACACAATCAAATGGGAGTACAAGCAGGCTGATGTCAAACAAAAAGAAATTGCGATTGATTACGACCATTTAGATAACAATAGTGACCATGTTTCTAATGACCAAGCCTTAGAGGCCTTAAAAAGATTGAAGGCTAACAGCTCATGATTATCCGTAATCAAATTAAAAGAATAGATCAGCGTATTAATGGATATAAGTTTGATTTTCAGTTTGCCAAGTCAAAAGAAGAGAAGGATAAATTTGTTCACTTCATTACCAAATTAGAAATAAAGAAAAAAGCTTTATTGGAAAGGCAAGAGAAGCGTGTTCGCTAAAGAATATAAAATCAAAGCCGTTCCAGCATCCAGGCCTAAAATACCTAGATTTGGCCACCCGTATTATCCAAAAAGATATACAGAATTTAGAAAAAGATGGTTGGAAATTACTAAACCTGATTGGCCAGCCATTCAAGCAGAAATGGAAAACACAGAAGAATACGAATTTTCCTTTGAATTTTGGTGTGCTAAACACGCAAAGTCGGATCTAGACAATGTGGCTAAGGCTTTAGAAGACGAATTAGTTAAAGCAGGTGTGATCTTAGACGACAACCTCATCGTAGTAACCAAGGCAAGAAAACATTTCAATGCCGGTTATGACGCAATAAAAATATTTATCAGGAGAATTAAATAATGGAAAATTTTGAATTAGTACCAGTTGACAGCAATCCACAATACTGGCAAAACCGTTTTCATTATGAATTATCTGATGAAAAAACTGCTTTCTTGCTCCTTTATCGTAATAACTGGTGTGACTTTGTTGAGATCGAACCAGAGAAAAAGTACTACTTAATCAGTGCAGATTTGGAAAATATTGGGAAGGAAGATAAATATCTCAATATTGATAAGTCTGGAGTAATAGCACCTATTTTTGCAAGCAAGAATGAGTGGGGTGGCTGGCAAACACAATTCACTCAAGCAGAGATTGATGAACTAGGAGACAAAGTTTCTGGCTTGAGGAAAGAAGAAGTGAAATGACATTTAAAAAAGTAGGAATTTTACAAAAAGGTTTAAGTATGGACCCAGCATACCCACGTCATGAAGTTTTGATTGATACTACATTGCCGGATAATTTGAAAGAACAACCGGTGTATATTCACGAACCTGTATTTATTCCTAAATATATCGCTAATTGGTTAAATGAATTAAAGTATTTTTGTGAATCTCATACTAAAGAATTAACTTTAAAAACGGCTTTACTGGGATATATATTTGATTCAGAAAATTTTATTACCTTTCCTGACTTTATACCAGCGTCTAATAACCACAAGGCAACGAATTAAATAGTATTAAATATTATTTAGAAAGGAGACCACATGCACTATAAACGTGGAGATTTGCAAGTTGATGATATTGACGATAAAGCAACGCAAGAGCGTGTTCGTTCATTTTTTAAAACGTCATTTAATAAACCATCACAATTCGAGCGTTTAGTGGCTCGTGCTGGTGGTTCGATCAGTGATTTAAAATCGCCACAGTGGTCGGATATGCCATCTACGAAGTCAGTTGATAATACGCAAGAACTAAAACATGAGCGATACATGCAATTTCAAGATGAATTCCACGCTTGTATTTATGCCATTAAGCACATTCCAGATCGGTATCGCTTAATCTTCGTAAATTATTACGTTGATAATATCTACAAAGACAAAAATTGGACCGATGTTGCTAATTCACTAGGCATGAGTCGGTCACAAGCTAACGAAACAATGAATAAAGCGCTGTTACTATTTGCTGATAATTATCATGGACGAGAAGACTTCCATATCAAAGATTTTCACGTTTATTTGAAACCCGGACAATATTCGGACGAAAGTCGGTTATTATTCGGACGATAATCAGACAAACAGTTGCTATATTTAGTAGTGTTAAAGAATTAAGGAAATGACAGTTTATACGAAAAACAATTGTCCGCAATGCAAAGCTACTAAGCGCTGGCTTAACGAACACAATATCGATTATCAGGAAATTAACACAACGAACGACCAAAACGCCATTAACCATTTAAAAAGAATTGGTGTTGAAAGGTTGCCGTTCGTTGTTACTGATAAAGGCAATTTAACAGGGTTTCAACCCGCAGTATTAGAAAAGCTAGTCTAACGACCGGCTTTTTATTTTGGAGCAGACATGAAGTTAATAGCATTTATTGTAGCAATCACATTATTGGTGGTTGCTTTTAATTTACGTAGAAAACCAAAGGTTTCCAATTCYRMARTCAATGAATTAAAYRRMRAYAMTGAWTATCAAATTCCACAAGAAGTTATTGATGCGATGAATGTTATCAAACGTCAACACAAAAGTGAATTAAGAAGAATGCATAGAAAGTCAGTACATAAATGAAATGGACTAAAGACATCTTAGAGAAAGCCAAGTCGTTAAAAGATCAAGACTTAAGTTATCCAAAGATAGCTAGAAAACTGAATAAGGAATTTTATATTTCAGTTTCGGCCAGTTCTGTCAATCATGCCTTGCTTGATTATCAAAGAGGKAAATATCATTTTACCGATGAAAGACAAAAGGGCAAAGAAGACTTTTCCAGTAAACAGAAYTTTGATGATAACGGCAATGTTAGTTCRATYGACTTTAATCTMAAGTTTGAAGATTTCAGACAAACWTCWAGYAAGAAGCCAGCAGATATTTTRAGGTTTGCCGGTTAYGATCCGTTAGATTGGCAAGTATCAAATGTGGTTAATAACGATTGGTCGGTAACRAACGGYRATGGYGARAARTATTGGAATCATCAAGTAAAACTTGTCYGTTAAGCCAAAGACYAATGATGATCTATCAATTGATGAATTAATCAGCTTGTTTAATGAAAAAGATYGAGCCAGTCAAAGTTATTAAATCTAATGTACGTGGCAAGAATAATTTAGTGATTGCCTGTTCTGATTTTCATTTTGGGATTACGAAGTTTAAAGATGTYSAAAAYCGTTTAGTTGAATTRATYGATTTAATTCATCGTGGTTGGAAACAGATTGTTATTACYCAATTAGGCGATCTATTACATTCGGATGCTTTAAATACTTCTAAGACAACCAAAGGAACCGAATTAGATCCGATTGATTTTGTRCAAGCTGTTAGAGATGCAGAACGTTTTATTTTCCCGATTATTGAAGAATCGTATAAATACTCTGATTCAATGCAGATGTTTAATATCAACGGCAATCATGACGAAACAACCAGTTTTATGTTTCAAGAGATGTTAAGAGCTAAATATCCGGAAATGGATATAAAAGTCAATAACAGYTATCGAGAAGCYTTTGTKRTTGGYAAGTCAGTCGGCTTATTAGCYTTGCACGGTCATGCTGCTAAAACCAAAGCGCCGATGCTRTTTGCGACTGAATATCCAGAGATTTGGTCTAAATCRACTTATCGCATGGTYYTATAYGGTCACTTTCATAAAGAAGTAGTTAATGACGACTTTGGTGTAGTTGAACATCAAGTMGGAACMTTTAAGAAAAGCGATCCCTATGAAAGCAARAAYGGTTATACGATGGCAACCAAGAAGATGGAATGCTTCGAGTTCGATGAYCAAACGYTAAAGGATATTCATTATATATAGAAGGAAAACTATAAACCAGACGAAAGCTGTCATGTCGGTAAACTCAGCATACATATTATGAATAAACAAATTAAACAATTGAATAAATATCCACCATTAATATTCGTTGATGTGTATGGCAAAGACCATTCGGTCGTGAATATCAAAGAATTCTATTTATATAACCAGAGCTTAAATTGTTATTGCTCTGGTTTTTTATATGGCCAAGCAGAACTAACGAATGTGCCAACGAAGATTAACGAAGTTGAATTACAAGCAGCAATTAGAAACGGATTCAATTGTGATGAAAGGTGGGTAATTAAATGAGTTGGTTTAAAAGAAATAATGAAATAGATAATCGACCGAATCAGCCTACTTATCCAGAAACAATTGTTAAACGTCCGCCTGAAAATAATCATCGTAAAGAGAAAATTTATATTGTAATGGCTTATGAGTGGGATRAATATGATGAACATAAAGATGTGTYTGTGGACAGAGTGTTCAAGCATAAGTCAGACGCACTCGCTTATATCATTAGGCATCAATCAGATATTAATATGTGTGACGCAAACCCAATAGAAATGAAGGTTCACTAAACAATGAAAGTCGATTACGTTGAATCGATTAGGCGTTGGGTTATTAGCTTTCCGGATGTGGTAGGGATTGACTCTAATGACCTTGAAGCATATAGATATGGTTTCGCTAAAATGAACCAAATAGATATTAAAGACATTGTTGTGGTCGATGGTGAATTTAATTTTGTTGGTACAAAACAATCGAAGATATTCAATAGGTTTATTAAATCAAGGAGTAACTAAATGCGATACAAGGTATGTCACAAGTATGGTTGCAACAATCTAATTCCTTACAGCCAAGATAATCCGTATTGTAATGAACATTCTGATTTATACAAACCGTTTGTTAAACCAAAGCCAACGTATCAACGTAAACAATCACAAAGACAATACAATCGCTTCAAGCGTGACAAGGAAGCTAATAAGTTTTATCACACTAAAGCATGGTCGAGTTTGTCACTTGCAATGAAACAACGTGCAAATTATACGTGTGAATGTTGTGGTAGAACGTCAACAAAACAAGGTTACTTGGTAGTTGACCATATTGTTCCAAGACGGATTGATAAGAGAAGGCAATTAGATAAAGACAATCTCTGGGTAATCTGTAAACGATGTCACTTCTATAAGGGATTACTTGAAAAGAAAGTCTATCAAGAAAATTTGTTTATTGAAAACATTGACGCTTCAAAAAAATGGAATGAAAATCAATGCCGGCAATGGATACTTAACGAACAAAATTCTTAAAAAAATACCCCCGGGCCGGTGTCTTTCAGGAAGAGCGCACACATTGGGTCCAGATTTTTTAAAAATGCAGAAATTAAAAACTTTTTTGTCGTTATTTAGGGGGTCAAAATGCTTTTATAACGGCTTTTTGATATTTCAAAAGGTAACACCAGAAAATACGAAAGGAGGGCTTAGGTTTGGTAAATAAGCGACACGCTGGAAGGAAAAGAACGATTAGCGTTGACAAAGAAATTCGTTCAGATCAAAGAGAACGCAATCAAGAATTTCAAGACAAACAAAGTGGCCTAGAAGACATTCACATCAGCCCTCCCGAGCATTTAGACCATATCGGGACACATTTATGGCGTACTTTGGTGCCCGAATTAAGAAAAATCGGGACAATTAAGCAAATCGACCACGTCAGTCTTGAAAGTTTTTGTTCTGCCTATTCTTCTTATCGATTGGCCGAACAAGATATTAAAGAAAACGGGATTTTTATTAAAAACGAAGATGGTTCTATTAATCGTACGAAGAAAAATCCGGCTGTTGCGATTATGAACGACAGTATAAAGACCTTGAAGTCGTTATCTGCTGATTTAGGGTTAACTTTCGATGCTCGATCAAGTCAGCTGGTTCCGACACAATCACCTAGTAAACAAGAAAGTTCTAAAACTCCACTGGGAAAGGTTGAATTCTAATGAAAGAGTTTAATTTAGTCGGAGTTAAAGACATCAAAGCTGCTGTTAAATCAGAAAGACGAAGATTTAAACGCTATGTAGATAAATATCAGGATTACGCAACTCGATACGCTTTTGATGTTTTGTTTACAGACGACTACGAAACTGGTCGGGACGAACAACTGGCGTGCTTTAGGCATTTACAAGATTTAGGAAGACAGAAAACGGCTGATTTTCCTTACGAATACAATCTTGATTACGTAAATGCAATCGAATACTTCGCCCGAAATATTCCGGATCCGACCGATATGGAAGTTTTAATAACTCCGTTTGAGTTTGAATCGTTCTGCCTTGACAGTTTAATCGGCTGGAGAAACGTTAAAACGAAAGGTACCCGCTTTCATATAGGATATATATCCTTTGCCAGGCAACAAGGTAAAACGTGGATAGCTGCTATTTTGATTAACTTCTATTATTTCGTGGTTGGTTGGAACGCAACGGCGCAAGATTTCTTGATTGCTAGTTACGATAAYGATCATGCCGGCAAGCTGTTCGATTATGTTTCCCTGCAGGCCAAAGTTATTTGTAAATTATCGGATTTTAAAGCCGGTGCCAAAGAAAGGGATGTCGATGTGCAAGCTCGACAAGTTATCGGCCATAACAATCGGAGTACGATTCGAATGGGCTCATCACAAGCGGGTGGTTTTGATTCTAAACACAATTTAATTGCTGTCTATGATGAGTTTGGCAATATGAAACCTAAATACAACGAAAGTATCAACCAGATTATTTCCGGACAGAATTTTCCTAACGCTTTATTTGTTGCCATCTCAACGGCTTACCCRGACGTAAAAGTCAGGTTCAAAAAAGACCAGGACAGCATTAGGCAATTGATCGAACAAGACAGTAAACGCGAAGGTGATGAAACTTTCATGGTTATCTATAAACAAGATAGTGAAGAAGAGGTTTATAAACCTGAAACGTGGGAAAAATCTAATCCACTGCTTCGATCGCCTAAATTACACGATAAATGGTTAGAACATTTAATTTCTTTGCGTGATGAACAGGAAAGAGCCGGTGATCTGGCTTCTTTTGCCAATAAAACCATGAATTTATGGTCGAAAAAATTTCAAGACAGTTTCCTTTCTCTTGAAAATATTCAAAAAAACATTGTTGACAGCTTCAATATTAGAAATAGAGAAGTTTACGTTGGCTTTGATGCCAGCCAATCGAACGATAATACGTCTTTCGGCTTTGAATATCCTTACGTTGACCAGGCCAAAAAGCATATTTTTCATTTTGAACAGTTCAGTTTTATCCCGTTTGCGCAGGCTAAAAGCATTAAATCTAAGGAAAAACAAGACGGATTGTCTTATAGAGAGCTTGAAAAACAGGGTTTTTGTCAAATAACCGATAATCCACACGGAATTATTGACAAAGATCAGGTTTACCACTGGTTCGAAAAGTTTGTTACTAAAAACAATCTCAAAATTAAAGGAATTTTATTGGATCCGAACCTTGCGGAGTGGCTCGTTAAGAAATTAGAGAACGATCATCCCGATTGGCCGATTATGACGATTAAACCAACTTCACAAGTTTTGTCGAATCCGACTAAAGACTTGCAAAGCCAATTTATTAATGGCTCGGTCACGATTTTAGATGATCCGATGTTAATTGATGGATTAAATAATTCGATGCTGGTCGAAGATCGTGGTGGTGCTGTCAAAGTTGATCGATTGAATCGAACAAGTGAACATATTGATACGACCGATGCGATTATCAATGCTCATTATTCTTGTCAATATTATTTCGAGAATTTCAAAGATGAGAATTACAACCCGATCAATGATATGGACAGCGAAGGGAAACGAGACTATTTCAAGGGGATGTTTGGATGATTAAAAACTTCAAAAAATTAATAACAGATTATTTCACAGTCATATTATTCATTACTGGAATCGTGCTAATCGATATTGGCACGATTTTTTTTAACAATATTTTCGGGATTATCGTTACAGGTATTTCGTTAATAGTGATGGCTGTAGTTTCCGATAAAGAAAGGGGGTAATGATAATAAATGGGTTTAATGACAAAAAGAGGTAGTCACAAACCTCGAGATATGACACTTCCATCAACACATGGATATGATCCGGTTTTCACTCGAATAAGTGGCATACCGGTCGGTTATGTTGATGCTTCGGCTGCCTTAAGAAACAGTGATATTTACAGTGTCATTAATCGAATATCTAGCGACATAGCTGCTGCTAAATATGTCACAGAAAATACTTACGTTGCGAATCGACTAAATCAACCTTCCAAGCTGATTAGCCGGTTTTCTTTTTGGCAAGGTATTGTCGTGCAATTGCTCTTATCCGGAAATGCTTATGTTCCCTTGGATCAGCCTTTCTTACAACAGATACCACCGTCTTCGATCATCAGCATCGACACGTTGAGTAATGGACAAGGGGCAATTTATACGATTGCCGATTATAACGGTGTTCCTGGTCGAACCTTGACACAAGATAAAATCTTGCATTTTCGTTTGATGCCAGATGCCAGTTATCAGTATCTAGTTGGCATGTCGCCTTTAGAAAGTTTGGCCAAAGAATTAACCGTTTCAAAGGTTAGTGCTGACCAAAGTCTTAACTTGATTCAAAATCGAATCACTCCAACGGCAGTTTTGAAAATTAATAACGCTTTGCTTGAACCAAAAGACCGTGATACCGCTCGTGAAGAGTTTGCTAAGGCAAATAGTGGCAACAACAACGGCTCTTTGATGGTACTGGATGAAAACGCCACTTATAGCCAGTTTGAAATGAAAGCCGATGTATTTAAAGCCTTAAACGATAACGCTGCTTATTCTGCCGATCAAATTACTAAGGCTTTCGGGGTTCCGATCGATGTTTTAGGAGGTGGGAACTTAACTGAAAGCCAACACAGTAATATCACGCAGACAAAATCCCAGTATTATGACAACTTAATTAGTTATTCTGCTCCGATTCTTAGTGAAGAAGCTTTGAAAATGAGTGCTCCCGATCTTGACCTTGATCTTCAATATGTCGATTCGGCTACTCGAATTAATCAAATTAATTCAATGGTCTATAACGGTGCGATTACACAAGCACAAGCACAGTTGTTGTTAATGAAATACAAGATTTTGCCTGTTGGCATTCCTGACACAGATCAGGGGAAAGGAGACGATGATTCATGAATTTAAAGGTTAATGGTTTGATTACCAATGATGATGACGCACCTGTTTATCGTGATTGGTTCGGAATGTCTGCCACATCCCCAAGCGATATTATCGATCAGCTTCCGACTACCGGAGAAGATGTCACGGTGGAAGTTGCTTCCGATGGTGGTGAAGTCGATGCAGCTACTCAAATAGCCGGTGCTTTACAGCAATACAAAGGCCAAGTTAATGTTCAGATTTTATCGAACGCTTATTCAGCTGGAACGATCGTTGCAATGGGCGGCAATAAAGTWCAGATGGCTGCCGGTGCGAAAATGATGATTCATAATTCGGCTGCAGGTGCTGATGGCGATTATCACGATATGAACAATGCTTCTGAAATGCTTCAAAAAACTAATCAGTCGATCGCTGCCATGTATGCCGAGAAAACCGGTAAACCGGCGARTGATTTTCTAGCCTTGATGGATAAAACCACCTGGCTAACGGCTGACGATGCCATTGAATTAGGTTTGGCCGATGAAAAGATTAATTCTAATCCGGTTACGGCCACTAATTCAGTTAACAAACTAGTTCCAGTGAATGCAATCAACAAATTAAAAGGTCTGATTGCAGAAAACAAAAAACTTAAACAAATCAATGAGAGCCAACCTAGTGAACACGAAAAACTCGTGCAAGCCAAACTGGCTCTTTTAAATAAAGGAGATTTTTAATGAATAAGAAAATTTTAGAAGACAAATTCCGTGAGGTTAGCTCTAAAACTTCCGATCTGGCTGTTAAATTACAGAACGCTGTTATCTCTGATGACTTCAAGCCCGAAGATGTGGCAAGCATCAAAAACGATCTTGCAGCTGCTAAAAAGCAAAGAGATGACTTAGACGGTTTGTTAAAGGACTTTAAAGAGCCTGAAAACAAAAACGAAGGCGAAGAGCCTAAAGACGATAAAAAAGTGAATATTCTTGATAATAGTAAAGAAGCTAAGAAAGCCGCAGCTGTAGAAAAAGCTAAAAAGGCTATTAACTTCTTCGTTCACGGCAAAGGCAAAGCCGTAGACGATGCAAGTGGTGTTACTTCTACCACTGTTTCACCATTAATCCCAGAAGAGATTATTTATAACCCACAAGCCGAAGTTAATTCAGTTGTTGACTTGTCTGCTTTGGTTACAAAGACACCGGTTAATACTGAAAAAGGTACTTATCCAATTTTGAAGCGTGCCGATGACACTTTCCCAAGTGTTGCCGAATTAAAAGACAACCCAGACTTAGCCACTCCCGAGTTCAATGATGTTGATTGGTCTGTTGACACTCATCGTGGTGCCATTGCTATTTCACAGGAATCGATTGACGATTCTCAAGTTGATTTAACCGGTTTGATCGGTCAGAACATCGGTGAAAAGCGCGTTAATACCTTTAACGCTGATATTTCAGCTGTCTTAAAGGCATTTACGGCAAAAACCGCAACGTTTGGCTCTGATACTTCGGTCGATGACATTAAGCATATCTTAAACGTTGACCTTGACCCAGCTTACAATCCTTCCATTGTTGCTTCACAGTCGTTCTTTAACGCTTTGGACACTTTGAAGGATAAAAACGGACAATACGTCTTTCATCAAGATGTTACTTCCGCTTCTAAAGGTACTTTGCTCGGTGTTCCGGTTTATAAAGTCGGTGATGCTTTGTTGGGTTCTAAGGGTGATATGAAAGCCTTTATCGGTGATCTTAGTCGTGCCGTTCTTTTTGCAGACCGTAAAGAAGTTAATTTAGCATGGCAATACAGCCCGATTTACGGTCAGTATCTTGCTGCTGTTCTTCGTTATGGTGTTTCTGCTGCCGATGCTAATGCCGGTTTCTTTGTTACTGCTTCTGTTGCTGCTTCAACTGCTTCAACTACTTCAACTGGCAATTAATTATTAAAAGCGACTAAGGCTTAAAACTTACGAACAGGGTGAAAAGCCTGTTAGAAAGGAAATGATATGGCAGATGATAGCGCAGTAACTCCGGTTGCTCCGGTAACTCCGGCGATTATGCAGGATTATTTAAAAGTCGAAGCTGATGAATCGGTTTTACAAGATTTAATAACTACTTCGGAAATAGAAACACAAAACGCAATTAATAGCGATATTCCGCTGACTGTATATCGAACATACTCGGTATTCAATCAAGCCGTTAAAACTTTAGTTGACTTTTTATATTTTTCAAGAGGTGACCAAAGCGATCAGAAAGTTGCTTATCCTTTGTCTTATCAGTTCCTTTTAAATAACTTGCGTTGGAAGGTGCTAAATGACTAGATTATTTAAACCTTCCGATTTGAATAAGCGTGGTCAGTTTGGAGAATATGATACAGTTATTAATCCGAATACAGGTGGCGAAGAAGATGGTTTTACTGCTTCTTTTTCTCGCTGGTATGCCGTTCGTACCCGTTCTATGAATCAAACTTATCAAATTTACGGAACGGATTTACAAGACACAGTCGATATTGTTGTGAGACATGATCCGAATATTAAACCGCCTTTGTTATTCCAGGACAATCAGGGCAAACAATACGATATAGTTTCCGTCTCACCAGGTGAGACTAGTAATCCGAACGCCTTTGATATTTTGACTTTAAAAGCCACAGTCCGGAAAGGAACGAATAAAAATGGTTAGTATTGTTGATTTAGGTGATTGGGCTGACAATCTCGAAAAAGCTTATAAACTTTCTGCTGCTGAACAAGCAAAGATAACTAAGGCCGGTGCTGATGTTTTAAAAAAGAATATTGCCGAATATTTGAGATCACACCATTATTACAATCGCAAAACTGGAGATGATCCGCATTTAGCTGATTCAGTGATTGATGAAGCTACTAATATTTCGGGAGAGACTGACGGGACTTCAATTGTTGGCTTTTCGAATAAAAAAGCCTATATCGCACGCTTTTTAAATGATGGAACTAAATTCATTAAGGGTGATGATTACTTAGACAAGGTTCGAAACGCTTGTTTAAATGAGATATTCAAGGCTGAAAATGCCGAATAYCAAAAGATATTAAAAGAAAAGGGGGTTAGTGGCGTATGAGTTCTGTATCTGATGCAGTGGCAATTATTAAAACCACTAATCTTACCTGGATAGATAATGTCTATCCTTTTGTAATACCTAGAGGGCATTTAAACGATATTGATTCAACTGATTGTTTAGTAACTGAAAATGAAAATTTACCAGCCACTTACGGCAATGACGATTTTTCAGAAATACATCAAGGCGTAGAAATACGTCTTTTTTATTCGCATCATTTCAATCAGGACGCAGACGCTTGTGAAGTTGCTTTGTTAAAAGCCTTCATACACAACAACTGGTTTATTGATAATTCTGACGCACGTTATACAGACCCCGATACCGGTCAGGCTATTAAAGCCATATACGTATCACATAACAAATTATTAGGAGGTAGCTAATGGCTACAGTAGGTTTAAAACTCGTTCAACTTGCGCTTGTTGGTCCGGACGGAAAAATATTAACTGATGCAACAACAGGGTTGTCAGCCAACGGTGTTTATGCTGTTGACTCTGGCGTATTCAGTGCTAAGACAGCTAACATTACTGGTCTGGAAACGGCTTCAACCAAAGTTTATGGAAATAACCGCGTCGTCGATTTGCAGCACGCGGGAGGTAATGCTTCAGTTGCTTTGGACTTTAATGCTTTACCACATGATATTTTGATGAAGATTTTGGGTCAAGTGTCTGATAGTAAGGGCGGCTATACACAAGGTGACAAGCCAAAAGTCGCCATGTTGATTACCACGGATGCCCTCGCAGAAGATGGACAAGTTTATTTTGGTTTCCGGCAAGGTGAGATTATCAATCCTGATTTCAACAATGGAACTGATACGACAGCTGATACACGAAATGATGACAACTTGACTTATACGCCACTGGATAATGCCGACTGGAATAACAATCCTGGCAAGGTTTGGTATTCAAACGAAACAGGCTTTACACAAGACATTATGTTAGCCGATGTATTTCAAGGCTATGCTGCAGCTGCTCAATCAGCAGGCTAATTAAATACGGAATACCCAAAAGGGGTGTTCTTAAAGGCTGTCTAGCCATTCTCCGCTAGGTAGCCGTTAAGAGCATCTTTTTTTCATGCTCAATTAAAGGAGAAGAAATGAAAATCACATTTAAAGAATTTCAGGAAGAACCGTTTGAAATTAAAACGACCAACCGTAACATGCGCCGAGCAATTAACTTGCAATTGGCTGCCAGCAAAATTGACGATACCAAAGGCAAAGATTTGCTTCAAATATCCAAAGACACAATGGCTTTTTTTGATACAGAGAAAGCCTTTTTTGTTGATATTCTCGGCTTGAATGATGATCAAGCTGAAGCGTTTGAAGACTTAGACTTTGGTCACACAATGGAAATGCTCGGATATTTGATTGTCAAAATGCAGAACAATGGTCAAGCGGATAGTGTCCCAGAAACCAAATCATCAGCAAAAAAATAACGACACCCAAACAACGGGTGTATGAAATGACCAATGAACTTGAAGATTTTGATTTGTTTGCCAAAAACGCACTGACAAATCTTCATTGGTCATTAGATGAATTTTATGAAACTGATTATTTTGAATTAATCACTGTTTTAAATGCCAAAGAAAAGAAAGAACGTGTGGTTGATCCTTTGGAACTGTTCAAATCATTTAATCATTGAGAAAGGAGCAAGTAATGGCAGATATTAGTAGAGATGCAGCCAATAAAGTAACTTTAGATACTGCTTCAGCGGTTCAATCGATTAAGTCTTTAAAGACTGAAATACAATCAAATACGGCCGCTTGGAAAGCAAACGAAGCAATCTTAAAACAGTCTGGTGATTCCTTAAAAGCTGCTGAAACACGCTATGACGGCTTATCCGGCGCTGTTAAAAAGCAGCAAGATGTTTTAAGCGCTTTAAAAACCGCAATGGATCAGGAAGCTCAAACCACTTCCAAAAATTCTAAAGAATATCAGAATTTGCAGACGCAATATGACCGTGCGCAGTCAAAGCTTGTTTCTCTAACTGGTCAACAAGACAAAGCCAAACAATCGCTTGATTATCAACAGTCTGGTATTGCCAAACTCAATGACGAGATTAAGCAGTCTGAATCAGTGACCAACTCTTTTGTTGAGCGTTTGAAGGCAGAGGGTGACACAGCCGGTGCTACGAAGGCTAAAATTAGTGGTTTAACCGATCAATCAGGTAAGTTAAAAGATTTATATAGCAAGCAAGTAGACGAGTTAAACAAGCTAAAATCAGCCGAAGGAGATAATTCCGAAGCCATTCGTAAGCAGACTATTCGTGTCAATGAAACGGCTACTAAAATAGCTCATGCTACCAGCGAAATGAAGGATTTGCGAGAGCAATCTGATAAACGTTCTAACAATAATTTGTTAGATGGCATTTCTAGTAAATTAACTACTGTTTCAGACAAAACAGAAAAAGCGTCCCATTTATTTTCCACGATTGTTGGAGCACATTTAGTCGCTTCTGGTATTACTAATGCCTTTCAAGCTATTACCAACCATATTCGAGATGCCATTGACACAGGCTTGGAATATGAACAAGACCAGCAAAAAATGGGTGCTGTCTGGCTTACTTTGACAGGCTCAAGTGGCTCTGCTTCTGCCATGGTCAAGACGATTAATGATTTATCAGTTAAAACAGGTCAGGCTACAGATACGGTCAATGAGCTTGAGCAAGGATTTTATCACTTGCATTCTAGCAAAACTGAATCAGATGAAATGACTAAGTCAATGCTGAATATGGCTGATGCCGTTGGCTTGAATAGTCAACAAATACAATCAGTCACGCAAGATATGGTTAATGGCTTATCTCGTGGTAAAGCCAACGCTGGGATGTTAAATCAAATTAGCCAATACTTCCCGATGTTTCGTGAAAACTTGGCTAAGTACGAAAACGATGTACACCATAGCTCAAATATTACAACTGCCGACTTAACCACAATGGCTAAACAAGGCAAGATATCTGCTCAAGATATTGAAAATGTTTTTAATCAGCTGGGCTCTGGTAAGTACGACAAAGCCGCTTCCAATATGCTTGCAACCATGGTTGGTATGTCACGAACGATTAAAGCCCGTGTTCCAGCCCTAATTGGTGATATTGAAAAACCATTAATGACGGCAGAAAACCCTATTTATGGCGCYATTTCTAAATGGGTATCTGATAAAAAAGTTGATACAGAGTTTTCAAAGGTTGGCAACTCTGCAGAAAAGGGCATTAGTACGATTACTAAAGCCTTTGCTAAAGCATTCAATATCAAATCTGTTCCTAGCGCTTTAAACGGTTTAATGAATGGATTGGCAAAGGGAATTACCAGTCTTTCTGATAATATTGCCAAACACGCAGGAGATATCAAACAGTTTTTTACAGCTGTTAAACAGGGGTCATCAACAAGCTTTAAAATTTTTCTTCAAGTCCTCAAAGATTTGTTGCCTGTGCTTAAAGTGGTTGGATCGGAAATTGCTAAACACCCGAAATTAGTTGCTGGTTTTATTAGCAGCTTTATTATTGCCAATAAAACCGCCAAATTATTTAATGGCACGATTGGGCTTCTCGGAAGAACAATCAGTGGAACTATGGGGATGTTTGTTAAGAAAAGTGCAGATGGTGTCAGATCACTTACTTTATTAGGAAGCGCTGTTAAATTTCTATTTACTAATCCATTTGGTATTGCGATTACAGCCATAGCTGCATTAGTAGCTGGCTTTGTTATTTTGTACAAGCACAATGCTAAGTTCCGTGCTTTTGTCAACGGTATTATCARGGCCGCTGCTGATTTAGCTAAAAATGTTATCAAATGGTTTTCCGACATGTTCCATGATATTTCATCTGGACTAAGCTCTTTTGGCAAAACCTTTTCCAAAATTTGGAATGGGATTACTCAACCATTCAGAGACGCTGGCCATAGYGCTTTTAAATATGTTCACGATCAGTTCAAGCTTTATACAGACCTAATTTCCAATGTCTTTAAGCTCTTTAAAGATGTGTTTACAGGCAACTGGAAGAACTTGGGTAAAGATGTCAAAAATATTTGGTCTGGTCTTTGGAAAGATATTAAAGGCATTGTTAAAGACGCTATTAATGGCGTGATTGGCATTATTAATGACGGAATTGGTGCAATCGATAGTGTTATCCATGACTTCGGTGGTAAAAAACATGCCATTGGTTTAATTCCTAAGTTTGCCAAAGGCACACAAAACGGTGCGCCAAAAGGTTTGGCCATGGTCAATGATGGTGCTGGTCAAGAAGCCATTATTGATAAACAGCAGAATGTGCATATTCTAAAGGGAAAGAACCAGCTCGTTAACTTTGAAGGTGGCGAAACGGTTGTTCCTTATGAAGCGTCAAAGTCCATGTTTGGCGGGCTGGTTAGCCACTTTGCTTCTGGTACTGGAAATTGGCTGTCAGCAGTCGGAAGCTGGTTTAAAGACAAATGGGATGCTTTAACGACCTTTATCAAAGATCCGTTGAGTGCTGTTGGAAAAGTCATGACGAAAGCCATGAGCAGCACACTAGGTGGCGCTTCCGCTTTGGTTAGTTCGATTACGCCAGCCTTRGGYAAAGGCTTAGTTAATGGAATTACGGATCCGATTAAAAAACTGTTCGAATCATTGAAATCCAAACACGATGATGAATCATCTAATCCTTCTGGCACCAGTATTACTCGTTGGACTGCTGATGTTAAGCAGGCTTTAAAAGCCAATGGATTGTCAACAAGTGCTTCAATGGTCAGCAAAGTCTTACGCCAGATTCAAACAGAATCTGGTGGCAACCCAGTTGTGACACAGCACGGATATACTGACGTCAATACGATTTCAGGAAATCTTGCTGAAGGTTTGATGCAGGTTGTTCCAACAACCTTTAATGCCTATGCTTTTGCTGGTCATAAGAACATTTTTAACGGGTATGACAACTTGCTGGCAGCCCTTGCTTATGCTAAAAACCGTTATGGTTCTTCGTTAAGCTATCTAGGTCAAGGCCATGGTTATGCCAATGGCGGAATTGCCACCATGCCGTCAATATTCGGCGAAGACGGCATAGAAATGGCTGTCCCACTGGGTCAGAATAAACGTTCAAGAGCTGTTGAGTTATTAAAACAAGCCAATCAGATAACTGGTAATCAAGCGTTGGCGTCTGATAATTCCAAAGTTGAAACTTTGCTGGGACAAAATAACCAGCTTATAAACGTGTTGACTAACGTTGTTGGTTCAATTCTGGGCGAAGTTAAAGCCGGTAATCAGAAATTAACACCTGGACAGCAAGCCACACTTACTAAAAACATTATCAGCATGATAGGAAGGAGTACAAACTGATGTTTAAACTAACAAACGCACGTGGTGAAACCGTTGATTTGAATACAAATAGTTTACGGGCTTATACTCCGACCGGTTTAGGATTAACTCTTAAAAATACCTATTCTGCTTATCAAAGTGCTTTTATAAAAACTCATACACAGATTGATGATCCAGCTTCTAATCCGTTACAGCTTTATATAAAGTTTGGTGACGTTAAAAGTCAGTCATATCAATCGTTTTCGGATTTTTCCGAGTTTTTGGCTTTTCAGCCTTATACATTGGAATACGATACTGATGCCGGAAGCTGGTATAGGGATTGTAATTTACAAAGTTTAACTAAAACGGAAATCGGTGGTAGTACGATAATTGCTGCTGATCGCTTAAACGAAGCTTTTATTTTAGAGTTTTATACAGCTTGGTACCAATTGCAATCGGAAGAATATGTAAGTTATAGTAATGACCCTAATCTTGGATTATATGGAAAAATATACAATACGAGTATAAAAAGAAATGCTACAGATGATTCAGTATCTTTTCCTGATCAAACATTGATTAATTCCTCTGGAATAGATTTAGCAAGTATACACGATAATGGATCAGCGACTGGAACAATACAGGTTTCTGGCAGTTCGGAAATTCAAAATGCATTGGTTTCTGTTAAAGATAACGATGGAAATATTGTTGGAAGCCAACAACTAAATACATCGCCTAATCCTGATCAGACCGTTGCTGCTTCCAGCGATACGATTATTATTCATGATAATTCCGATGGAAGCAGTACTCTTTCAACAAAAGTGACAGCTGGACAATCGATTCAATTAACTCAAAACACTGTTGGATTAATTTATAGTCAGGCTAATTTAGGCTATAACAACTTAACAGCCGATTCTGAAATGCTATTAGGATTGCAAAGTGCATCTACTGCTGGTTGGAATAGCGCTAATACTATTTCAACAATATTGTCTGGTGTTTACACTGATTCAGTTGGAAAGACGCATAATGCCATACAAATGGCTTCCACTTCTGCTTCCACTTCCAATGTGGTTGTCTCTAAAAATATTGTGCCTACTTTAAATTCAACTTATTATTGGTCAGTTTGGTATAAAGTTACGGGCGCTTTAAGTACCGCTGCCAGTGTTCATCTTGAAGGGCGAGGAATCGTTTCCGGAAGTGATGCAGGAACAGAAGCTGAGGCTTTAATAAGTACTACAACAGCAGTTGGAAACTGGATTCAGCTCACTGGATCTTTTACTCCAACATCTTCGTCTACCACTTATTTACGTTTACGTTTTCAGAATTTAGGAACTGGAACGATTCTTTTTTCCGAACCAATGATTAATTCAGGTTCGCAATTAAATGCTTATATTTCTGATACAGTAGACGCTACTCAATGGTCCTTAAAGGTTACTGACGGTTATCTTTATTTAATGGAAATCAACGCTCACGAAGTTGATTTTACTGTTTTACCCCAGAACACCGGTTATAATTTCAACTTTACTTTTCCACATGCTTCGGGTAACTATATTTTTGATAACGGTAGTGAAACATTTGCTTTCATTTTAGGATCTAATCTTAATTATTTATTCCCTTATACCTATATTGAATCTGGTCGCAATTTAAATCAAAAAGCAATTCCTGTTTCTAACTCTTCTGAATATTTCGGTTTGCAAAATGGATCTCCTTGTTTAATTACAATAACTGGACCAACGACAACAAATGTTAGCTGGGAAGTTTTACAGAATGGCATAACAATTGCTTCTGATGCTTTTGATGTAACGCTAACTGATAATCAGCAGCTAGTTGTGAGTTCTTATCCTGAAGACCAATATGCTCGGATTTATAATCCTGATGGTTCCTATGTCAATATTTCTCAATACCAGGACATTACTAAGACGAACTATATATTAATTCCTGAAGGCGATTCAACGATCGTCTTTTATATTGACAAGACTGCTGGTGTTCAACTTACTTACAAAGAAGAAAGGCTATTAGTATGAGCCTTTCATTACAAGCAACAATCTTTAAAGCGGATTTAACTATTCGGGGTATTTATCCTGTCTTAAGCTACAGCTTGTCAATGGACGCAGTTCAGAATACTTCTTCAACCTTTGTCTTATATGACAGTGGGGTTAGCCAATTAGGCGATTATATTGCCATTAAAATAGCCAATACGAATACACTCTTGTATTATGGCCAATTAACTGCTGTTGATATGGACGACAGTACCAGCCTGGACACGTTGACGGCTAACTATATATGGAACGCTTTAAACGGTGAAATAATGGTATTGGGTCGATCGGGGCAATCTTATGAGATTCATATACAAAAGCTGATCGCTCAATATATTGCATCCAATAGCGGCAATATTTTCGGTCATTCGGTTACCACATCGACCACAACGGCTTATGCGATTACAACTTCCGATGGAGTTGAAACCAGCAATTTTATTGATTATCTAATCAGAGGTTTTAAACTGCACAATGTTGTTATCAGGATTAAAGATATTAAACAAGGAATGTCAAACGGCATTCCTTTTTATTATCCGGAGTTTGATATTCACCAGGTAACCGACAGCTGGAATTTTAAAAACAATATTTATAACTTTACCAATTGGACGATATCGGACAGCCGGTTGTTGCGTGGCTACAATAACGAACTTTGGATCGTTGACAAAGCTTCCACGAACATGGAAAGTCCGTCTATTATTGCCAAGTATTGGCTACAAAGTGATGGCACGGTTGTTAGTTCTTTAAATGACAATGTTTCTCAACCGACACAAGTTCACGTTTATCTTTACGACAAAACGGCAACGGACAACCCGAGTAACGATAGTATTGCCAGTACGGAATTATCCGGCAACACTTACAGCCACGATATTCAGTTCTCGATGCCAATTGATAACAATTTCTTTCCATTAAGTAAATTACATTTAGGCTTGCAGTCCAATATTTACTACAATGGAAAACTTTATAAATCAGTCTTATCGGGTTATTCGTTAACCAGTGACAGTGGTCTGATGACAGTTGAATTCGGAAATCTTAGGTTCGGTAAAACGGATCTTTTTTCATCATCAAGTAATTAATTAAAGGAGATAAAAATATATGGCAATAACAATGTACCAAGCCGATCGAAATTTCGTGAGCCCAGCTAATGATGCAGCTCTTTATAGTGCAATTTTAAATAATACAAGCGGTGTCCTAGCAAATCGTGGCAATAACTTTGCTCTGACTATTGACGGCTTGGTTGTTTCAATTGATACCGGGCAGGCCGTAATTGGTGGTCGGTTAATTGAAATAACCGCTCTGGAAAGTGTTACGGTTCCGGCTAATTCATCCGGCAGTATATGTTTGGTTGTTGATCTAACCAAAACCAATACGGTCACTGGAAATGCCGGTGATACCACATATTCGGTAGCGGTTAATCAAGTTTATACAAGTGCTGTAACTGGGTCATTAACTCAAGACGATTTAAACGATGGTGGTTTTATTTATGAATTACCGTTGGCTTCTTTTGTTTCCACCGCAACCAGTGTGACTCTAACGGATACGACAGGCTATCTAAACGATACAGGTTGGTTAACTTTGCCAAACGCCACTGGTTTAGTTATTGGTTCTGGTGGTTTCACTAAATATCGAGTTAAAAACAATGTTGTTTATATTAGATTGCAGGCTTTAGATACTTCAAAGACAACTAACGCTAATCAGATTGGAACGATACCATCAAAATACGCTCCAAGTATTACTTTTATGGCTGCTGGTATGGATGATTCATCGGGAACTCCATACGGAATTGAATTACATGTTCAAACAAGCGGTTTGATCTACGCCAACTATGTTTCACCTCATAACGGTGGCATTGGTGGCACGATCACATATCCATTGGGATAAATAAATAGGAGGACAAAGATATGTCATGACAGAAAATGACGGAATTAACGTTACGAAGACGTTGATGGATATTCAGCAACGACTAGTAAGGATTGAGGAACAGACCAAAGGAACACAGAAATTCGGCGAACGCCTAGACACTTTAGAAAGCAAAGTTGGAGAACATGAATCGCATTTTAAATTCCTTTATTGGGGATTATCTGCTGTTTGTGTTTTTTTATTTATTGGTGTTATAGCACCTTTGTTAGTTGATTGGTTGGCTAAAATTGGGAGTTTGAACTGATGTATAAAGCAGAGAAAAAACAAGTTAATAATATAAATAAACCAATTTACCAATTGAAAAAACAGAATGTTAAAAATTATCGATCTGAATTAGAGAACTATTCCAAAGAAGTTACTCTATTAGCCTTAAATCAATTAGAAAAGAAACAAGTAACTGAAATTACTGGAAACCTAAATAATGACGAATTAGGGCAAAAGTTAGCTAATCCACCATCTTTAGGTGATCTGTCCTTGCCGGCTTTTCTTGGCCAAAGTGAACCCAATAGCAAGGTTAAAAAAGAAATTGTTGACCTACCTTATGGATATTTATATTTTGATAAAGATGATCAAGCAAAGACTTATACGATTGCTTTTCACTTGGAAAAACCTGATACTTTTAATCCTTATCTTGATGCCAGAAAGACCTTTAAACAAGCTATGCCAGCGATTTTAAGAGATAACGGTTTAATTACAACCGGTGCTTTTACCTGGATTAGAATTCTAACAACGTTTATGAAACTTTAGGAGGTGATCGGTTGAAACAATTTAATATTTTAAAACTCATTTGTAGCACTGGCTTGATATTGGCCTGTGCTTTTATTTTGGAGGTAATTTTTCATTGACACATAAAAAGTTAAATACAATTTTAATAACAATCTCGGCTTTATCGGCTTTTGCGATTACTTCACCGGTCTTTGCAGCCAAAGGCGATCAAGGGGTGGATCTAAGCCACTATCAGACAAGCACAGCAGAGTTCGGCCAAGCATCCGACAAGTTCGCTCTTGTTCAGATCGGTGGTTATTACGAAGGTGAATTTACTCCGCAATCCACTTATGCTACGCAAGTTGCAAGTACGATTGCCCAGGGCAAACGGGCACACACCTATATCTTTGCCGACTTTTCTTCTAATACCGAAGCTGATAGCATGCTTAACTACTACTTGCCAAAAGTCCAAACGCCTAAAGGCTCAATCGTGGCCTTGGATGTTGAAGAGGGCAATCCAAACACTGCCAGCGTTGAATATGCCCTGGCTAAAATCAAAGCCGCTGGTTATACACCAGTTCTTTATGGCTATAAGTCATTTCTAACTGCTCATTTGGATCTAGCTTCAATTGCTAAAACTTATCCCTTGTGGCTGGCTGAATACCCTAACTACGATGTCACCACTAGTCCCAACTATAACTATTTCCCTAGTTATGACAATATTGGTATCTTTCAATTCACATCGACCTATAAGGCTGGTGGTTTAGACGGTGATGTTGATTTAACAGGGATTACCGATGACGGTTATACAGGTACTACTACTTCATCTACTGGTAAGACGACTGTTTCGACAACGACCACGACAGCTGCTGTTTCAGCTGGTCAGACAGCCAACGATACTTCTAAATCAAGTATTGCCGCTGGCTATACGGTTAAGGTCAATTTTTCGGCTTCTAAATGGTCGACTGGTGAATCGATTCCAAGCTGGGTGAAAGGACAAAGCTATAAAGTTAGCCAGGTATCAGGCAATAACGTTCTCTTGGCTGGGATTAGTTCCTGGATCAGTAAGAGCAACGTTGAAATTCTACTAACTACTTCAACGACTGCTAAATTAACTAGTTCTAGTTCAACCGGYTACTATACCGTACAAAGTGGAGACACATTAAGTGGCATTGCTGCTAAAGTATGGTACGAGTTAYCARGCRTTAGCYWCATTAAATGGWATTRAGTMGTCCATATATYATCATTCCAGGAGAGAAGCTAAAGGTTTCTGGYTCYGYATCTTCCAGTTCRRYTAGTTCTTATAAAGTTGTTTCTGGTGATACATTAAGCGAAATTGCCAGCAAGTATGGWACRASCGTTGCCAAATTAGTTTCATTAAATGGATTAAAAAATGCYAACTATATTTAYGTTGGCCAAACACTAAGGATTAAATAAAAGGAGAAATTATGAATCTATCAAATATCGATGTTACAGCATTAATCATTATTATCGCRGCWGTMTGGTTTGTCGTRCAGTCAATCAGTGCTACYAARYTGCCAAGYAARTTYYTRCCRCTGGTATCWATYGTGGTTGGRATCATTGTTTCACTTGCTTACTCTTATTTGAGTACCAAAAATATTCAATTAGAACAAGACCTATTCTTTGGTMTCTTTGCYGGYTTTTCTGCCAGYGGYTTGGATGACACAYTGACYAAGTCKGTTTCCGGWTTGATCAAYARYTTTGTTGGTRTTCTTRGTTTCAAAGGCWACTGATTCAACTAGTACGGATAGTTCAAGTACTGATACCACTWCTGYAAAATAGTRCYTATAACATCTTTGGGTACTAGYAATGAGGTATCCGTCCATTGAATAAACATCTCTATTGAAAACACCCACTGGMTTATWTKCYGGTGGGTGTTTTTTATATTAAGCTTTGGATCTAATTATTATTAAGCAGCCATGAGAAAATTTATCGTACTAGTCGTTAATATAGTTTTAAATGATTTCGAATGGAATCTATCTCACTTATTTTTATTTTTGTTTTCATTCTGAATAATTATTGTCAAACACAAGTTAAGCGATTCTTGAAAACTATCGTCCGGAGAAATTGTAGGATCCGCAAACCAACCGCTACCAACATTTAAAATATCGCCAACTATTAAGTCACGTATACAACGGCTAGCTAGGATACGGTTATCCGAATCATAAAAAATACTATTAATCAGTCGATGCAAGAGATCACGCAAATTTTCAAAAGCAGTTTGAACTTCTGGATTTTGGTCGTCTCTTTGTACAGTCAAAACAAAACGGCTTAATTGTATATGCTTTAATGCTATTGATCTAAGTTCTGTTGCAAAAATAATTATCGCTTGTTTTCCAGAATGACCGAATACCTTGGTCTTCAATGATTCTATTACTTGAGTAACCGCCCAGCCAACTATGGCGTAACTTAATTGTTTTTGGCCATCGAAATACACATATAACGCTTGAGAATGTGTACCTAAATTGTGAGCAATCGTTGAAAATGTCAAAACTTTATCAGCTTCGATTATGTTCACGCCGGCCTGAACAATTTTTTCGGATGTCAAAATTTGATGTGGCATATAAAAATCTCCTTAATTAAATGATGGTAATTGACAATTACATATTATCATTTATAATTACATATTGTAAATGTATGATTATCCAATCTTTGAAAATTAGCACTTACATTTATAAACAACTTAAAAGCAGCTCTAAGAGTAAGCTCCACCAAATAAATAATAACGATTATTGAATTTTTATACCATTCTGGCTGCTTATTTTCCGATTGTTTTAAGGCTTTTATAGAAAAAGGAGATTTTGAAATGAACGTTGTATTTTTAATTGTTATTGGATTAATCGTTGGTACCTTTGTGATTTTATTTGGTGGTGGTGGTGCGGCTATTTATTTAGGAATTTTGACGGGGGTAGTTGGCTTGAATGCATCCACAGCAGCTTCTACGTCACTAGTGACAGTCTTACCATCTTTAATTTTAGGAGTTTGGACTTATTATCGGCAAGGAACGATTAAGACGAGATTGGGAAATCAGATGCTTATCACAGCAATTCCAGCGGTCATTATCGGTTCATTAATTTCTTCTTATATTCCGGATAATTTATATAAATGGATAGTTGGAATTATTTTAATTTTACTTGGTATTAATATGCTGTTCCAAAAACAGAAATCACAGGTTGATCCTGTTATGTCGAAGCAAATTAATCGAAAAGACCGGTTTAAAGCTGGCATATTCGGTATCATTGGTGGCTTAATGGTTGGAGTTGCTGGAATGAGTGGTGGCGCTCCAATTATTGCCGGTCTCTTTTTAATAGGCCTGTCAACTGTGAATGCTGTAGCAACTTCAGCCTACGTACTCGTATTCATGTCGGCAATTGGAACTGTCTTTCATATTGTAGGAAGCCAAGTTGATTGGAATGCCGGTATTAGTTTAATGGTTGGGGCCTTAATCGGGGCGGCTATTGGTCCTAGATTGTTAACAAGGTTGACTAAGAGTAAAGTTGGTAAATATATTAAACCAGTAATTGCATTTTTTTTGGTCTTATTAGGTTTTAAAACCTTGTTTTAAAAATAAAGATTTATATCGATGGTTTAGTCTGAGAAATATTCTTTCTTACATATTTAGATAAATAATAAAAATAAAGAGAAAAGGGAGATGCTGAAGCCGTTTAAAGATCAATAAATAATTTTTTTATCCTTGCCTTCCCGAACACCTGTTCGTATAATTAATCTATGACAGCTGAACAGATAATTATCCAAACCGTTAAACAACTTCCAGTTCCAACTAAGGGCCATGTTATTTACTATGATGAGTTATTAGCTTTAACCGGTTTAGAAGAAAAAGACTTTATTATCGCCATGCAAAAACTATCAGTTAAATATCATTTTTATTTCTCTACTTACATCGATCAGGACACTGGAGAGGTTATGGATAATACAGGACAGATTCTTGATATCTATAAGATTACAAAGTGAAATGAATCAATAAAAAACACCTGTCGGATTAATTTTCGTTAGGTGCTTTTTTATTCTCGTTAATATTAGTTGGCTCTGTTTTTTCTTGGCAATAGTATTTTGCCTTTTCTTCTTCAAATATTTTTATAATTTCTTGGTTTAATCTATCTTTTTTTCTTTCTTTTTCTTTTTCTTCTTTTTCTTCTTTTTCTCTTTTTTTCTTACCAAGAGTCAAGGAATTCTTTTTTTTCATTAACACTATTAATTTGAAAATCCCAATCGCTTTTTAGTAGAAGCATTGCTAATAATCTAAATCTTTCAGCAACTTCATTATCTTTCTTAATTTCTGAATTTTTTTTGTGAATATTTCTTTTTACAAAGTAGATTATCGTTTCATCTAAATCTTCTTTTTCTGGATTAGTTATTGGTCTTACACGTGATCTTAAATTTATTAGATCAGCCTTATTAACAATTTCTTTTGCTGCTAACTTCGAAACTTCTTTTCTCCAGTTACTTTCTTTATGTAACTGCATCATTTTATCTGAATTAATTTTTTCTTGTGCATCTTTATGGGTAAAAAGACGAGCGATTCTATAGGTACATAGTATGGCTACCATGGGTGTTATTGATTCGATTAGGGGTATAAGTATCTTCTCTATAAAATTAATCATTAAACCAAATTTTAATTAACTCACAAGAAACAATCAAATTTATAAGCGTTTAAATTTAATTTGATTTGTTTAAAAAAACTATCCTTTAACAAATAAATTATTATAATAAAAGCGTGGGAATTAGATTTAACTACTAGTGCCCACAGAACTAAAAAACTTTCAAAATTATGCAAAGCATTCAGTCTTATTGATTGGATGTTTTTATTTAAGAATAAAATGATAGATATTTAAATAATAAATACTTGTTGCATATCGATAATAGCGGGGAATATACTTTATTTAAGGGATTCCCAAATAGTCCCTTAAACATCAAATGCCAGTCTTTATAAAGGATTGGCATTTTTATATAGATGTATTATAATTTTCACAAGGTACTTCCTTATATGCAGGTACCGACCACAGTAACCTAAATTTTTCACAATATCGTTAGTAACTTCTCTATTTGTATTGTTTTTATGTATTATCGTTTTTAACAACTTCTTTTTGATTTCATGATGAATATATATAAGATCGCCGGGCTTATTGCCTGGCGTTTTTTTATATTTTCATAACATAAACAAGTAAAATGAGATTATGAGTTTTTATTTATTAGATAACGGATACCTCTAATGTTGATAGAAAAGCAACTAAATCAGGACTTAGAGAACAGAGAGAATGAATTTATAACAAAATCATTTTCAATAATAGCTATAGTTATATCGATTTCGGCGATGCTACAAGGACTTGGCATCATTGGCGATAATATATTAAACGGCGTTCAAGCTCTTATTGTTTTAATTATTTATTTGAGAATTTCTTCTTTCAAAAAATTTAATATTTTATATTTAACTGCAATATTTTTTTCTTTTGTTATTGCGTTAATAAACCTTGCTCCATATATGTTTTCGGCTTCGATGATGCTAATGATTATGGCCATTTTAGATCAAAATTATGATATTGATTATCGTCGTATTTTGTTAGTTTATGTTAAAAGCTGTGCAATAGTTTTTTCTGTAATTGTTATCGCTTATTATGCTTTTAATTTTAATAATCACGATGTAACAATGTGGCGTATTGACAAAATTATATATCGAAAGTCTATAGGTTTTGATCAACCAAATGTTGCAATGATGGAATTTCTAGGAATTACTTTTGGAATATTTGGTTTAATTACTGACAAAAAAAGAAAATTATCGTTGATTCTTTTAGCAATAATTACAGGTATAATTTATACTCAAACTGTCTCTAGGACATCAACGATTTTAATAATATTATCTATTTTTTTGCTTTTTATTTTAGGAAAAAAGGCCGATAATTTTATGCCCAAATTTTTAAGCAAAATTGTTTCTTTGACCCCTATTTTCTTAATGGGGATATCTTTATATATTTTGTTACATCCATATAGTGATACTCTTAATACCATTTTATCTGGACGACTTGCTTTATACCAAGAATATTATCAGACCTATGGTGTCCATCTTTTGGGAAGGGATAATCTTGAAAACGCAATGTTTGATAGTGGATATCTTCAATCGCTTTTGTCCAAGGGCATCCTTTTTGCATCACAATTAATGTTGATACTAACATGGATGGGCTGGCGTCTTAAAAGCATGAGCTGGAAAAGTGCAATATTGCTTTTAGCTTATTTCTCTTTAGGTTTTACCGAAACCGCCTTACAACACTTTGAATTATTTTTTCCAATTGTGATTATCTTAGGAAATGATATTGGAAAATATAAAAATGAAAAAAACCTTTTTTAAAAAAGGATTTAGAAAAGAACTAAAAAGCTTAATCTGCACAACAAATGCACAACAACACGCTAGAAACGCCGTAATATAGGCTTTATATGTGTCGGGAGGGGGCACTAGAT